CTTTCCTGTTTGATTCGATTCATTTTTCTGATAGGTTAAGTTTTCTCCTACTTGTCCTTTAAAATCACCTACCGCTAAGAAGCTAAGGTTATCACCATTCGCAAAAGTTACTCTGTACTTGTTGAATGTTCTCTGTCCGTTTGACCACTCACCATTAGGAGTGATGCTTGTAATTCTACTCGTTAATTGCATTTTGTGCTGCTTTTAATTGATATTGTAAATTTAAAATCTCGATGTTCAGCTTTTCGATGTGCTTCTCTAAGGCTTCTATGCGTGCCTCATTATAGGTAAGTCGTTTGTTTTTCATTTCTATTACCTCAAATAGTCCTTTAGTGTTTTCATCTCTTAGTGCATCAATCTGCTCTAATTGTTGTCTAAAGTTAAGTTCTTCAAATTTTCTAAATGAGTCCATAACTAAATACCTATATGATGAGATTCTAAATCGTATTCAGTCGTACTCGGCTGAGAAAAAATGTCTAAGATGATTTTACCATCTTCTAATCTTAATTCGTACTCACTTGGCTTGTAGAAAGCAGTACGATTAAGTACATCCTCACATATCTCGTATGTGATTAGGCTCTTGTTGTAAAGTGTCTTAATGTCCATAATTAATTTGATTTTTAACAAATTTATAAAACTTTCCGATATACGCAAGTGTGTTGCAAAAAAAAAAGAGGAACAGCTTTTACACTACTCCCCTTTAATTACAAACAAAGACAGAATTAAGACTCTATAAATATAAGGTATTGGATAGGTTGCTCAAAGCGTGTTTAGGTAAGTTTCTTTAATTCTTTCTGATAATACTCTATCATCTCCTCAAGTTCATAAGTAGAGAACTTTACTACCTCTCGTGCTTTTATTACCATCGAATCAGCAGTACCCTCTCCGTAGGTTCTATCTAAGAACTTAGAGTACTCATACTGTTCGCCTTGAGAGAATACATTGCACTTAGGACATTGTGGATGTACATTTAGCTCATCCCATCGTGTAGAGTAGTGCTTACGAGATTGAAAGTGTCCTGCTTGGATTTTCTTAATCTCAAACTTCCTACCGCAAGTGCAACAAGTGCATACACCATTCTTAGCGTGTTTAGTGCGTATATAAAGAGAGAATACAGCATCTAACTTCTGTACTATCTTACTTCGTGAAGGTTTCTTAGGAGCAGGCTTTTTACTTCTATTGGGCTTTCTTCTTATCATCCTGAGTTCTTAAACAAGCACTACCTAACCAAAAGTCGATATCCTGTACTGCTCGGTAAATAATGCGACTATCTTTTTTAGTCTTCTCTATCTCAGTTTTAGTACTATCAGAACCTAACTCTGTGTACATCTTACAATCTATTCTAAATAACTCATCTACTTTATCTCTATCACTAAGGTTACTCTTTACTACTTGGTCAATTTGTTCTCTTAGTGTCATAGGTTAATTAAGATTAGATTATTAAGATATTATTATGCTTTTATAGTTTGTTGGTTCACAAATGGGTATAGGTTGCCCTACCTTACCATACCCAAATATTATGCTTCCACAGATGTCGGACACATAACGGGTGTGTATCTTTAATAGGTTAAATACACTCGCTAATTCCACTTCTCCTATGAAGTACAGTCCCTCGTTTAGCTTTCGGTTGAGGTGGTGCTTTGACTGCTCCCCATTCTTGCACCTTTACATTTGTAGCCGAATCGAGTTGTTAGACGCATAAGCTACAATGCAATTATAATAAATTATTTTGAATCTTTCATTGATGTACCAAAATAATAAGCAAATAAATTAGAAACGACTACACCCTCAATCATACCCATAAGGTGAACGAATAAATCATTATCTAAAACGCTTGGTACATACACAGTAGCATAGATAACAAAAACAAAAGAAAGCAACCCTACCATTCCTGTAATGAACATCAGATAATCTTTCTTTCCTGCTTGAGCAACTCCTACTTCTCTACTTCGTGCAGAATCCCTATCAGCTACCTCAGCTTTATAAGCCTCTATTAAGGCTCTGTGTGCTTCTTCTTTTTCTTCAGGGGACAAAGTATCATCTGTGTCGATAACCTGCTTTAAAACGCCTAATATACCGCTCTCAGGCAATAGTCCGCTTGCTTTACTTAGTAGCTTACCTACTTTAGTTTCTTTAAAAGGTTTTTTCATCTTAGTATGTCCAAATTGAAGGGTTCTTATCAGGGTCGTTATCACAATGAATAAAAGTCTTAGCTATTCCTATTCTTGTAAATCCTGCTTCTAAAAGCGACTGAACGATTTTAAGCCTCTCTGAGCCACTTTCACAAGCGATATCTGCTGCGTATCCTTTTAAGTGAGAAGAGTTCTTAGAAACCTTGTAACCTGCTTTCTCAAGCCTCTCAATGTCCGCTTCTATTCTAAACCCACTTGTAATCTCAAAAGGAATACCTGCAAAGTGTCTTGCTTGATTAAGCATATAAAGGAACGAAGGCTGCATTAATTGTCCACTTCCTTGTTGTAAAGGAGAGTCAAACTCGTGATACTTAAAATAATTATTCATTGATTAACTCTCTTAATCGTTGTATATCTTTTCTTACTCGCTCTCTTTCAAGTTTAAAGTCAATCACCTCATTCTCTAATACTCTAATGTCAGGGAATATGTAAGTGTTCTGATTGTATCTTAAACTCTTTAGCTCATCTTCGTTATCTGCGATTCGGTTCTCAAGTCCAAAGTACAGGTAAACCGCAGTACCCACTAAGATAACAATCTGAATGAGCCACTTGATGTTTATGGATAAGCTACTATCATCATTTAGTTTTGGAGCGGTCATTGATTTTGTCTTTGATTTCTCCTTTCACATAATAATACACTTCCTTACCTAAGAGTCCAAAGAAACCCCCGATAAGACCAATGATAGCTGCGTTTAAAAATCCTAACAAACTAACTGAAGATACTGCTGTAAAGATGTACCCTGCAAAGAATGATATTTTACTGTCTATTGTCATAAGAGTAAAGGGGAGTTATTCCTCTCCCTCGATTTTTTCAAAAGAACCATCTTCTAAGTTCACATTAATCTTGCCGTGCTTTTCCTCAATAGCAGTCTTAGTTTTATCTTGCTCGCCTTGAATATTAGCGAATGCGTGAAGTAGATTGTGCTTCTGAGTTTCTAAGACACCTAAGTCGTGCAGGATTGCTTGTTTCTTAGATTCTTGCTCTCTTAATTCGGTTAAAAATTGTTCTTCTAATTGCATAATATAAAGTTTTCCCTAAGATATTAAATTTAGGGTTTCGTGCGTAGGGTTAGCAATCGCTTCTAACTTAGCATCTAATCCTGCTTGTAGTTGTTCTACTACTAACTTAGATTCTAACCAAGCCTCTACATCTGCTTGAGTAATTTGTTCAAAAGGTTTGAAGGCATCTGCTTCAGGTGCTTCAAGTCCTACTGAGCCATATACATCAGCGATATTACCCTCTGCATCTTCTGCTTGGTATCTCCAATGGATAGATTCAATTACTTTCTCTAATCCTAATTCTTCGTTGTTTAATCGGGTATGCAGTCCGCTAATTACCCATTTGTAAGTGTTCATATTATTTTGCTTCTAAGGTTTCTATTCTTGCTTTAAGGTCGTTAATAATCTCTTGTTGCTCTTGCATTGCTTTTAGTAGATAAACAGAAAGCATTGAGTAAGTAATACCATCGGGTTGTGGTTCATTAAATCCTTCTATCTCCTTCATTGTTACCAATTCGGGAATATGCTCGTATAATTCTTCTGCTATTAATCCAAAGTAACTTCTACCTGTTTCTTTCTCATCATAGGTTACAGTTCTAAGGTTATTTACTTTATCTAATGCAGAAGGTAAATCTTGAACATTCTCTTTGTATCTAAGAGATGATGTTCTATAAATTAACTGACCATTAGCAGTATTATAAGCAAGGTCATTATACCCCGAAGAACCTGTGAGGTAAGGCATAAATACAGCACCCGTACTTGAAATACGCATCCTTTCTGTTAATGTATTTGCATTAGCAGTACTAAACGACATAGCATTATTAGCAGGGTAAGTAGAACCCGGGGATGCATCATCAAATAATTTTATTTGACCTCTAACAGGTTCACTTGTAGAAGTATCATCAATTCTAAAATTAATAGTTCCAACAGTATCCCCCGAAGCCCATCCGCTACCAATAAAAGAATTGGTAATACTTAATGTTGCACCATTAGTTTGGTCATTTTTTGATATTTCAAGAATAGAAGCAGGACTCGAAGTGCCTATCCCCAATCGACCACTTGAGTCGATACGCATTCTTTCTGACTGATTCGTAGAGAAAGTAAGGTTTCTTGAGTTTCTCGCATTTAATCCCCAATCTAAATTACCGTTAGTGGTAACTACTAAACCATCTGAAATATTTGCATTACCAAAAGAAGCGACATCTTCAGTAGTATTTCCCGAAGATTTTACTTGGAATCTCATTGAAGGAGTTAATCCTATCCCTACTCGACCACTTGAGTCGATACGCATACGCTCGGTGTTTGCAGTGCCAAAACCTAAAACTCCTGTTACAGGTCTGTAAATAAATGCAGCTTCAGCAGGGGCTGTTGAGTTGCTTCTTAAAGTAAAATTTTCTGCTCTTATAGGTTTTACTGCATCAATACTAAAAGCAGCAGAGGGGTTCGAAGTTCCTATACCTAAAGCCCCTGTAATAGTAACTCCATTGTTTGCTCTACCTATACTGATAGCTGAAGCATTACCTAAACCATCCTCAATTAAGGTAACACCCGAAACATCTAAAGCCTCGTTATCTGTTGTTTTTAAAAGACCATCGTATGTGTCTTTAATTTTTGTGTTTGTAAGTGTAGCCATAGTATTTTAGGGTTCTGAATCCCAATATCCAATTTTGTTGTTAATCTGTTTTATTGCCTCTTCTACGCTTGTAGCTGTGATACTTGTACCGCTCGCATTAAAAGCCACTAATGAGCCTAACATCTCTGTCTGCATTGCATCCCAACTCGTGCCATTGTAACGGTATAAGCCTTTTAGTTTTCTATTGATTCCTATTATTCCTGTTGTTGTTTTAACCAAGTAAATATCGCCTTCTTGTAATTTCTCGACTCCTGCTAAGTCTGCAAAAGTATTTACTGTCCCATCGACTACATCGTCAATAAGATAAACACTTCCCCATCCTATGCTATTTCTTTGGTAACTCATTCTTCTTTAAGAACTTTTTGAGTTTAACAATATTCTCGGGTTTTGGTTTGTAACCACCTTTTATAACTGCCATCCTTGAAAAGTTGCGTTAGTATCAGGATGAATATCATCGTCAGAGTTCGTATAGTACTCAGGGAATGAAGCCTGATTAAAACTCATATAGTCAATAAACCTCCGAGTATAGTACTCTGCAATATCTCTTTCCTTTTGTACTAAGAAGTCAATCTCCTCTTTAGTAGCTGTATCTCCATTCTCAGAGCGGTGCTTAAATATCCCTCCGTTCTTAATCTGATAAGCTGCGAAAGGTAAGTAATCTACCATTGCATAGTGAATAAGCATCGGCTGTACAAAGTCATTAACCAACTCTAAGTAATCACCACTCAATGTACCTGCAATAATATCTGCACTAATCTTGTTGTATAAATCAGTACCTAAGTAATTACGAATATGAATCTCTTGAGCAATCTTAATGTACTGAATGAATTTGTCAGTATCTACATTGCCATCTAAGATACTGTTGCGTACTAAGTCTTGTCTTTTTATAAATAATGCTGTTGCCATATCTTATCTTGGATTTGCATATCCGTTATTCGGCATATCTACAGGTCGCTTTGCTACTAACGGGTCATTTGTTTGTGGTTTTAATCCTTCAGTTCTTGCTTTATTAACGCTTACCTCAGCATTAGGATTCGTTACATCAGGTCTACCTCTTTTACTCATATAAGTCTTACGCATCCAAAAGTGATGGCAATTAGCACCACCCTTATAAAGCCATATAGAATAGGTATCTGCTCCGTTAAGTCCGAAGCCTGCGTTTACCGCTTGGCTACCCATCTTCTCGATATCCTCTTTGCGGTATATCTTCTTAGAGCCTACCATCTTCTTACAGAACTCTCTCGAGTTATCCTTATTAGTCAAAGGAGCGTATTGATATCGTACCTTGAATTGTACACCATCCACCTCTTGGTCTTGCTCTGACTTTGCATTAGGTATTGCTCTACCTGTAGAAGCTAATCCTAACATCTTATCTAACGCTTCCTCCTGACCATAATCTACAGGTCGCTCATCTACTAATTCCCACTCATCTAAATCCTCTTCTTCTCCTAACTCATCTAAAGCCTCAAAGATTTTATCTAAGTGTTCGTCAGATGTATCATTCATCTCTTGCTTAGACATCTTTACTCCTGTTTCCTCTTCTACCTGCTCTTTAGTCATCGCATTGTCAAGTTCTGTGAACTCTAACGGCTGAAGCGTTTTAAAGTATAAATTAAGCGTGATATTATTGTAAGCTAATACCGACTCAAAGGCATCAAGTAAAAGTGTCTGAAAAGGTCTAATAACGGTGTTATCCATTAAAATAGAAGCAGTCTTTAACTCATCTGCATTGTTACCTAATCCCGATTGGTCTTTGATACCTAAAAGCATCGGTGATACTATTCGGTGAGATACCATAATCTTACGCATACTCTCATCACTTAGAAATTGGTATTGATTATGTGCATCACTTAACTGAACAGGCTCAATAGAAGCTGCGGTATCTGCATTGTCGTTAAACGCTAAGATGAACTTACCCGCATTAGATGAACCTGAGAACTTCTGATAGATTCTCTGCTCAATCATTGAACGCTCCTCTTCGTTAGGTACTCCGTTATTGAAATTGATAA